AACGCAAACTAATCAAGGACAAGGTCAAGGTTTTGGAAATCCTGGTGGAAACGCTGGAATGTCACACGTCTCTGGAGGCGGAGGCGGAGCAGGAGGCTCTGGGATGACAGCTTCAGGAGGTCAAGGAAGACAAAATGATATTACAGGATCACAAGTATTTTATGCCGGAGGCGGCGGCGGAGCACGACAATCAGGCCCCGCTATGACTAGATTAGGCGGACAAGGTGGCGGAGGCGATGGATCGAATCAATCGGGACAGCCTTGTACATCTGGAACTGATGGCCTAGGTGGAGGCGGAGGTGGATCGTGTGATGCACCCGGACCTGGAAATGGCGGATCTGGAGTAGTAATTGTAACTTACGATCAATTTGCATCATAATGAAAACTTTAGCTAAAATGGATGGAAATACGGTAGTCAATATAGAGGCTATTGATGATTGGAAATGCACTAACGATAGTGGTCAAATTGATGAATCAGTTGCTAAAAATCATTTAACAAAAACAGGTTCTAATCCTGATGAGTATATTTTATACATGCCAGAGACACACATAAACGCTCCAAGTATTGGTGGCACTTATGATAGTGTTAATAATAAATTTATAGGTAAAAAACCTTATCCTTCATGGGAGTTAAACACAACTAATTGGCTATGGCAACCAGCAGGCGGTTGGCCAACAGATTCAAAACATAATGGTGGCGAAAAAAATTACGAATGGAATGAAGCCACTCAATCAATAGAACCTATAATAGACAACGAACCCGAAGAATAATAAATCTACATTGACTTATAATGGGTTTCTGTTATAAGTGATTATTGAAAGATATGAATTTAGTAGATTTAGATAAAATTATAGTCATAGGTGGCGGAAGTGCTGGCTTAATATCTGCCCTTATGTTAAAAAAAACATTTGTTACAAAACATATAGTAGTAATTAAATCTAAAAAATTAGGTATCATAGGAGTTGGAGAAAGCACCACGGAACACATGACTAGGTTCATGAAACACGTTGGTATATCTAGACAAGATTTAATTAAACATTGTGGTGCAACTTTAAAGGCAGGGGTATTTTTTCAAGGTTTTAATAAAGATGATTTTATGCATTGTATTGCCCCTCCGTATGCTAATACGCATAATGCGTATTATTACATATATGGTCAACTAATTGGATATAAAAAAAGAAAATTTAATCTTTATCCTGAGTTTTTTAATTATTCTGAAATGCCTGTTGAAGCTTTAGAAAATGAAAGTTGGATATATCAGTATCACTTAAATACTTTTAAATTTAATGAGTATTTATTAAAACTTTGTAAAGAAAGAGGGATTCAAATAGTAGATGAAGATTTGCAAGACAAAGATATTATTTTAAATGATAAAGGAGACATAGAAAAGATAATAGGAAAATTTCAAGAACATAAAGCTGATTTATATATAGATTGCACAGGTTTTAAAAGATTGTTAGCCAATAAATTAAAATTTAAATGGGTGTCTTACAAAGAATATTTACCTTTAAATTCTGCAGTTGCATTTCCTACAGAAGAAACTAATGAATATAATTTATACACTTTAGCAAAAACCATGAAACATGGTTGGTTGTGGAGGATACCAACTCAAACTAGAACAGGTAATGGTTACGTATTTAACAAAGATTTTGTGTCTCTTGATGACATAAAAAAAGAAATTAATTCTACGTATAATAAAGAAATAGAAATACAAAGATCTTTTGAGTTTGAGCCAGGTTACTACGAAGAAATGTGGAAAAATAATGTTGTGGTAGCGGGTTTAGCTAGCAGTTTTATAGAACCTTTAGAGGCCACTTCCATAGGTAGCACTATTCAACAAATGTTTATATTAATGCATTTTTTACCATCAGAGGACAGAATTAGTAACAATAAACAATATCACCATTTAATGGAAAATATATTTAATTTTGTTTCATTACACTACAAAGTTCAACGAGAGGATACACCTTTTTGGAAACATGTTAAAAATTTAAAAACTACAAATTTTTTAAAAGAGTATCTTCCAATATGGAAAAATAGATTACCTCAAGACTCAGATTTTAATGGAGGTTGGAATATGTTTTATGCACCTAATTTTATAAATGTTTTGTTTGGTCTTGATTTATTTGATTTAAAAAAAATAACAAAAGAATGTAGATTGTATCCATACACGTTAAGAGTAAATGCAACTAAGATATTTAGAAATCAAAGAAACTGGGAAAAAAATTGTCTCAAAATATCACACAAAAAATTTATTGATATGATTTATAAAAATAAACCTAAAAATTTAGAGGAAGAAAATGTCATCTTTTAAACCTACTGCTCCACTAGTATCTAAAACAGATGTGCCAATTTTAGGTGCAGAGGCTGGTCAAGAAGCTCATTTATACGATCCAATAGACCATGAAAAACAAATGGCTACCCATATTCCAAACTTTGGGCTTTTATCAGGTAAAATGCCAGACGATGTTTTTTCAAAGGTAGAAGACGAAGTTAAAACTATTTATTCTGATTTTAACAATTCTAGTTTTTATGGTCACAAACTAGCCGGTAATATAAAAAATGAATATGGTTTAGATAAATGTAAAAAAGATCTTGAAAATTTTATGGTTAATCAAGCAGTTGAGTATGACAAAGCTTTTGATTATGGACGTCAAATTAAAGTGGCAGATAAAGATATGCCTTATATAATGAAAGAATCTTGGGTTAATTTTCAAGCTAAACACGAGTTTAATCCTTTTCACACACACTCAGGTATATATAGTTTTATTTTATTTGTTGATATTCCATACACTGAAGAAGATATGAGTAAGTCTCCAGGAGCTAAATCAAATAGTAATTGTGCTGGTGCTTTAACATTTTATTACACCGACATTCTAGGTGGAATGAGAGACTTTACTTATAAAGCCTCTAAAAAAGACAAACAATCTTTTATTTTTTTTCCTGCTAAACTACCTCACTCTGTTCATCCTTTTTACGAAATAGATAAATATAGAATTACCGTGTCTGGTAATATAATTTATAAAAATGATTAATCTTTTTGCTAATGTAGTAGGTGTATATAAAAATTTAAAACACCTCGATATACAAGAGTCTTTAATTAAAAGATGTTTAGATATTAAAGAAAATATAATTGCAAGTGAAAATGGTTGGCTTAGTAAAGATATATATACTACACATAATAAACATAACATTACATTAGATTTAAAATTTAAATCTTTAAATCAATGGGTTGAAGATAGTATAATAAATTATTGTGATAGTTTACTATATTCTAATAAAATAAAAGTAAAAGACGGTTGGTTTAATATTTACAACAAGGGTGATTTTCAAGAGTGTCATGAACACGCTAACTCTCATTTAAGTTGTATTTATTGTCTCAAAGGTGACGAGGGCTCTTCCAGAATTTTTTTTAAAAAAAGAATAAGTATGTTTCCAATACCGGTTAAAGAGTATACAGAAACCAATTGTGAATATCATTGGGTTCCATTTGTCCCAGGAACTTTATATGTATTTGAAAGTGCTCTTACTCACTATATAGAAAAACATAATTTAGAAACAGCTAGATATAGTTTAGCATATAATTTTACTCTACAATGAATCAAAAAAATATTAAGGTAATTAAAAATTTTTTATCAAAACCATATTTTGATGACTTACAAAAACTTTTTATGGGTTGGCACATGCCATGGTTTTTTAATGAAAATAGTTTAAAAGAATTAGATGATAAAAGTTTTATGTTTACACACGCAATTTTTTTTAAAGAACATGGCTGGGTAGGAAACGAGGTTATAAATAACATGGTTAAACCTATGTTGTGGGATATTAAAGAACATTTGAATTATAGTGAGGTATCTAGAATAAAAGCAAATTTAACCACTAATCAAAACATACAAGTTGTGCACCCCACTCATCGTGATTGGCAGGGGACAAATGCAGACAACTATAAAATAGCTGTGTTCCATGTTAATACATGTAATGGATATACACAAGTGGAAGATAAAAAAATAGAAAATATAGAGAATCAATTAGTTATGTTTAACAACGTTGAACATTGTTATGCTACAGCAACTGATTGTTCATCAAGAGTAATAATTAATTTTAATTTTATAACATGAAAATAAAATCTTCAGTAGAAAATTTAAAATGGGAAATATCTGGAACGATATATAAAGTGTTAATAGAAGATGAAAATATATTACAAAAATTAGAAAATAAAATAAAATCTAATATTGACGATACAGTTTCTTATCAAACAAATGTAAAAGGAAGAATGACTCATTGGGATGCATTTAAACAAGATGATGACTTTAAAAAATTAATATCTCAGTTTTTTAAAAAATGTTCTTACTATGATATATTTCATGGATCAAAATCAAAAGATGGTTTGTTTCATTTTCTCATTAACAATGCTTGGGGTAATATTTTAAAAAAAGGAGAGAAGGTTAATAGACATCATCACTTAGGTGTGGATTATGCAAGTGTATTATATTTTGATGATTACTCTCCTCTATATACAGATGCGGGTAAAATAGAAACTGAAAGAGGTTTGATAGTGACAATACCATCATTTTTATTTCATTGGGTGGAACCATTAGATAAAGATATTGAAAGATACACTATAGCTTGGAATTGGTCTTTTACTAAAAAATGGGATTTGCCAGAAGTTAAAGAGGAAATTTTAAAATGAATCATATTAAATCTCCTATTATATTTAAAAAAGTATTTACAAAAGAATTTTGTGATAAAATATTAAAAATAAAAAATAATAAATCTTTTGGAAAAGGTTTAGTATCACAAGAAAATAATTTAGATAAAAGCATTAGAAAATCTGATATTATATTTACATCAGAGTCTTGGATATATAATGAAATAACTCCTTTATTTAAAGAAGCAAATAAAATGGGTAAATGGAATTTTAATATAGACTGGTATGAACCTGCTCAAATAACAAAATATGATAAAGGTGATTATTATAAATGGCATGCTGATCAACATAATGAGCTTTATTCAAATGATAATAAAAATTTAAATTTTAGAAATAAAATAAGAAAAATTTCTTGTAGTTTATTATTGTCTGAACCTGAAACTTACGAAGGAGGTTCAATGGATTTTGCTGTTCCAATTTCTAAAGATGGAAATCTTGTAATTGAAAAAACAAACGTGCCTCCATTACCAGCAGGAACATTAATTGTTTTTCCTTCTTTCATACACCATAAAGTAAATCCAGTAACAAAAGGAACTAGATATTCTTTAGTAATCTGGGCACTAGGACCTGCTTATGCTTAAAAAAATTAAAAATTTTTTAGATAAAAATGAGATAGAAATACTATCACAATATTGGAAACTAAATAAAAAAAGCATGAAACCTTGTCCACAATCAATTGGTTCAATTAAAAAATATAAAGATGTTTTGAGTGATTATATTTTATTAGTTAAAAAACCATTGTTGGAGTCGACAGTGAATGAACCATTATTAGGCACATATTCTTATAGTAGAATGTATTTTAATGGCACAGAATTACTTAGACATAATGACAGGCCGTCTTGTGAAATTACTGTAACTGTAAATATTTATGCAGACCAAGATTGGAAAATATTTTTTACCCCTACAAAATCAAACAAAAAACCTTTGGGTTTAATGACTAAACCTGGAGAGGCTTTATTGTATGAGGGTAGAAAGTATGATCATTGGAGAGAAAAATATGAAGGTCAAGAATGTATGCAAATTTTTTTACATTATGTCAGAGAAAATGGACCTTACAAATCTTTTTATGAAAGTGAGAAGGCAAAAATTGGAGATTGAATAGGGGCATATATTAGAATATAATGTTGCTGCTATGCTACAAAAAATAGGATTTCAGCCAGGTATTAACAAACAAATTTCAGAAACTACTGCAGAGGGTCAGTGGGTTGACTGTGATAATGTTAGATTTAGATACGGATCTCCTGAAAAAGTAGGGGGATGGAATCAATTAGGAACTATAAATGAAAATGAGCTTACAGGAGCTGGACGTGGTCTTCATCACTTTGTTAATAGTTTAGGTAGAAGATATGCCATAATTGGCACAAATAGAATTTTATATGCTTTCTCTGGAGGTGTATTTTATGACATACACCCAATTAAATCCACTACAACTCTTACAAATGCATTTAGCACGACTAACGGATCACCAACTGTTACGATAACATTCTCAACAGGTCATGGTATTAATCCGCAAGATATTATTTTATTAGATGGTTTTACTGCAATAACTAATTCTAATTTTAGTGCATCAGATTTTAACGATAAAAAATTTATGGTAACCACTGTTCCAACAACAAAAACAATAACAATCACTATGCCATCAAATGAAACAGGGTCAGGAGCTACAACGTCTGGTGGTATTAGAGTA